ATCCTTTTGCTCCGTTTGGTTTAGAAAGTTGGCGGGTGTGGTCGTAGCGGGGGGTTATTGGGTGCTGAGTCATATCGCGGCGGACCTTTTCGAAATGACCACCGTCAGAGTGGAGGTCGTGGAGGATTTGGCGAGCGCGATCGTGATTGCGTTCCATTTCTCGGTCGATCTCCTCGGGCGGGGGCAGGCCGAGGGTTACGTATTCGCCCTTCACATGAACGACATCGTGGAAGTAGTTCATGAACCGCCGCATCTTCTCGGGGATTTCCTTCTCCGCTTCAGCCATAGCGAAGAGGGCTTGGCTCATCCCCTTGCGGATGGTGACGAGTTCGCGGTACATGCGAAAGAGGAGATCTCGTTCGGTGACGGAGTCGTCGAGTTTGTAGTCGGGTTCGTCGGTCATTTGATCTTTATAATCCATTTGGTTTGACGGGTGTTGCCATGGGCACGGCTGACGATCATGCGGGTCATGTCTGCGGTCCAGAGGCCGTCTTTGGCGTGGGATGGTTCGACCTCACAGAGCTTGGGGACGTCGGTGCATTTGTGAGTGCGGCCGTCAACAAGGGCCCAGTCGTTGGGGACGGTGTTGCCGACGAGGGGGATGACGTCCCCGACGCGGACGTCGCCGGGGATGGTTGATTGCATGATTCGCCACTCGGCGTGGGCAGGGGTGGCGAGGAGGGATAGGAGGGCTATGGTGCGGAGCATGAAAGGTCCCTAAGGTTGGTGTCTAGCTAGATTAGACCCAGATCCAAGTGATACTGTTCCTGGATTTATAAAGGAAGTAGCTGCATCAATCCCGCTACAGAAGGCCATGTTGTTGGCTCCCGGCTGCAATGACACATACGATATGGTGAGCGAGTTGGCTGGAGGGCTCGTGCATCCACCGACGTCGAGGATGAAGTCGTCCGAGTTGGGGTTGCCGCCGATGTCAGGGGTGAGGACAACGAGGTTGGAGAGTCCGCCGACTGAGCCAACGGGTGCATCGAAGCAGATGAAGCATCCCCCGGCTTTGGGCACGGTCCAGAAGAGGCCGTTGAGACCGATCTCACCATTTTGCCCACCACCGAAGATGATCATATCGGTGATGGTGACGGAGCCATCGGGGGCGATGATGGAGACGTCGGTTAGATTGATGCCTTCGTTGTTGGTGTAAAATGCCATGTCGTAGAAGCAGGTACAATCGATTGATCCGCCGTTGTAGTGGGTTTGGCCCGTTGTGACATGGACGACTGAGACGTTGTTGTCTGCCGTGCCTGAGCCGAAGCCTGAGGGCCAGTCGGTGAAGTTGCATTGGTTGAAGAGATTGCCGTCGGAACCTGGGTTGACACCGGTTTTGGTGATATAGTCGCTGGAGAGGGCGCGGGAATTGATGCCGTCGAGGGCCATGACCGCATTGCGGAGGGATGGATTGGCGTTCGGCGCACCGTTGTTGCGTTGGAAGAAGGTTGAGTTAAGGCAAGACATTCCGCTGAATCCGCCAGAGTTGGCGAGGCCATAGGCGTAGATGATTGCCTGACTGGACTTGGCGTCCACGTACATGTGGTCGAAGAAGTTGCAGCTGATCGTGTTCAGGCCGGTGTTTTGGGCCAGGAACATGAACACAACCTTGGGGATCGATGAGGTGTCGTTGACGACTTTGAAGTTAGTCAGGTAGGTGTCCATGCAGCCAGAGCCGGAGCCGTCGAACCAGTTGTTGTTGGTCGGGGAGCCGGCTCCGGCCATGACGCAGGAGGGCTGGCCGTTGCCGTGGATGCGCAGCGGAGTGGGGCCAACTGCGGATGTGGCGTTGATGTTGGTGACGAAGAAGCAGCCGTTGGGGATGGTCGCGGGCGGGATGTAGACTTGGCCTGAGCCGCCTGCGGCTTTGACAAGGTTGACACAAGCCTGGAATGCCTTGGTGCTGTCAGTGCCAATACTGGTGCCGATGACTGAGTTGGCAACGGCGCCAAGGGCAACAGGATTGCAGGACTGTGGTGCACCGAAGATCGTAAGGATGCGATAGATGGCCTGGGCCTGCGATGGGAGAAGGCCATCGATGTCGGCGGAGGCGTAGTTGACCGCAGCCAAGACCACGCACATGTAGACGAAGAAGGCACCGAAGGTTTTCTTGATCATGTCAGAAGTCCGAGCATTGCACTGTGAAGTTCACGCCTTGGGCGGCGGTGACAGCGGTGACGTAGGTCACTCGTATCAAATCGCCAGATTGAAGTTGAATGTATGGGTTGCCGTTGTTGTCGATAGGAAGGCCAGGCCAAACGGATGGGGATATAGCGTTCAGGGCAGGGGCGCCATTGGCGAAGCCAGGGGTTGTGGTGCCTGTTGTAAGGGATACACCACCATATAGGATGGATCCATCGCTCAGTTGTACAAAGGTTTGATGTGAAACTGAGTCGCTAGAGTTGAGCCATAAGCCATAACAGCGCGAGCCGTTGGCCCCAGCGGTGTAGAGGGTGACGTAGGCCGTGGGAGTTGATGCACTGGTGAATTGAACAAACCCTCTCTTGGGGGTTTGTGGGGAGATGAAGGAGTTTGGGGTGACGGCAGCGATGGAAACAATCGCGATCAGGCCTAAAAGGGCCACGGTAAGAAACTTGCTGAGGTTTCGCATCACAGGGCTCCAGCAGGGGTTGCGATGGGGAGATAGAAGGCGCCGGTCTTGGCGCAGGTGATGACACCGGTGGAGGTGTTGATGGTGCAGTCGCCGGACATGGTGAAGCCACCGAAGACGCCGGAGTTGTTGTATTCGATTTGGCCGTTGGTGCCACCCGGGGTGGCGGCCGGGAAGGAGGATAGGGGGATCGCTGCGGGGGGTGCAGCGGAGCCAGAGACGTTACCGCAGGCGGTGTTGTTGGGGAAGATGCCGTTGCATTGGGCCCAGGCCACCGAGGGCATGAGGGCAAAGGCGAGAAGGAGCTTTTTCATTGCATCAGGTTCCAGCCACCGGTTTCGAGGATGGGTTTGAGGACGTAGACGCCATAGGGAGCGGAGAGGCGGATCGAGGCGAGGCCATCGATGGTTTCGGAGCCATTGGGGAGGATGGTGTAGGTGTTGGCCGCGGCAAAGCCACCGATGTCGACGATCACCACGGGGTTGAGGAACCATTGCCCGGGGATGGCTTGGGGGCCCTTGGCCGAGGCCTTGGCTGAGGGGAGGTTGATGGTGACGTTGCCATTGACGTTGATGGTGACGAGGTTCATGCCGCGTTGGACGGATGTGGCGCCACTGGAGGTGATGGGCAGGACCGTTTGCTGTTGGGCTTGGATCCAGCCCACAGAGGGACCCAGATATATTTTTTGTGTCTGGCGAAAGGTGCCGCCTTGATCCAAATCTATCTGGGAGCCCATGTTATTTGCCCTTCTTCATCGCCTGAGAGAGCTTCTTGGTGCCGGTGTCGGCCTTGTTGAACTCCTTGGCGACCTTTGTGGGAATGCCGACCTTCTTGGCGAACTGGGGATTGTGGGCGGCGGCCGCCATGGTGCGGGCTTGCTTGGGGGTTTTGCTGGGCATCAAACTCTCCGTACGCCCTGGGCCTTCTCGGCCAAGAGGGCTTCAAGGGCAGCGAGGCGTTTCTTGAGTTCGTCGACTTCGCCCTCAGGGACTGGGAGGTTGGCCTTGGGGATGGCCGCGCCGATTTGCTTGGCGAAGTCGGACATCATGGTTTGCATGAACTGGGCTTCAGCAGAGGTCATGCCGCCATTGGCTGGAAGGGTATCGACGGGATGGATCCACTTCTCGCGAAGGGATTCGGTGATGGCTTCGGCCTCGGCGTTCAGGGGCTCCATTTCCTGGGTGGGGTCGCCGAGGAAGATCATGTCACGGGCGAGGCAATGGGCGCCGTCCACTTCGCTGGTGACGATGATTTCGCCGGGGTAGTTGTGATCGGCGGGGTCCTTCGGGTCGAGGAGGATTGGGACGGGGTAGAGTTTGCGGACCGCGCGGCCGGACTCGCGGGAGGTCTCTTTGTGCTCCCATTCGACCTTGGTGCCGTCAGGGAGTTCGGGGACACGGAGGTAGTGGGGGTTGGTCAAACGCCAGCGTGGGGCTTCCATAAGAAGGTCTCCTTTCAGTGTTCTTCGACGATGATGCATCCAGCGAAGCCGATGCCGCCGGCGGCACCAGCGGTGCCTGCGGTGCCAGCTGCTCCGGCGGAACCTACGCTGTAGGCATAGGTTGCGAGGGGAGAGGTGATGAGTTTGTAGAAGCAACCGCCGCCTCCACCGCCACCACCACTGTTGGCTGTGCCGGCATCACCGGCACCACCCCCACCGACACCGCATATGCCAGCGGCGTTGCCTGGGGAGGCGCCAGAGCCACCACCTGGGGCGCCACCACCCATCATTGAGCCACCGCCATTGCCTCCGGGTTGGGTGGTGTTGCCGGAGCTAACTCCACCTTGTTGGCCGGATTGGTTGTAGTCGCCACCGGTGGCGGCACCGCCGGACGCGCCACCGCCAGTGGTGGTTCCAAGGGCGCCTCCGTTGCCGGTGAGGAGGGATGTGCCGAAGGTGGTGTTGCCGCCTGCGGTGGCTGCGCCCGGGGTGGTGCCTGAGCCTCCTCCACCACCTCCCCCTCCACAGCCCTTGACGACCATCCATGAGACGTTGGCTGGGGTGGTGTAGGTGCCGGTGCCACCGAAGCCACCGTTGTTGCAGCCGGTGCCTGCGGAGGTGCAGATGCTAACGGTTGGGGTGCGGTAGCGGGCCGCGGGGATGGTGCCGGCGGCGAGGTCACTGGCTGAGCCCGAGGTGGCGATCGCGGCTGGAGCGGAGCCGGCGATCTTGGCCACACCGGGGTTGGGGTAGGTGCCAGAGAGGTCGCCGCCGGCAGCGCCTGAGGGAGGACCACCACCCGGGGGGCCGATGGTCTGTGCGTTCGCCGAGGCGATGAATAGGGCTAGGGCTGTGCCTAGGAGCTTACTGGACAAACGCATGGAAGAATGCTCCAGAGCCGACGGTGAGCGTGAAGCAACCAGTGGTGGAGACCGCGACGACAATGCCGGTGGAGTACCACTCGGGCGGGCGCGGGGCGAAGTTGAGGAATTGGTAGGAGGCAGAGCCAACGGGGACGCATTCGATTGGGGTCACGGCGCCGTTGGCGGGGAGGGAGGTGGCGTTGAAGACCATCAAGAATGCAGCGGCGCCAGAGTTGTAGGTGTAGACGGAAAGCAGGGCGCCGGGGGAGGCTTTGAGGACGTGGGAGCCTTCGGCCGCGGCGGAGACCACGGGGACGGCCGGGGAGACTGGAGGGACAAGGACGGAGGTGATGTCTTCGGCCGCCAGGAGTGGGGTGGCCCAAGCGAACCAGAAGGCGAAGACGGCGAGGAGGCGTTTCATCTTGGGCTCCAAAAGGGGCCCCAACCTTTTGGGGTTGGGGTTGAGTTGCCATGGTCACAGGGACGAACCATGGGGGAGGAAGGGTTAGGACGTACTCACGCAGATGTAGTCGAACTTGGATGAGGTTGACGAGGTGTAGGTGACGGTGAGAGTGGTGGTCGTGGAGACACCAGACACGGCAGTGGTGACGGCCATGCTGGAGTCAGGGGAGACGACGCAAGCAGGGGCGGTGACATAGGCGGTGCCGAAGGTCACAACGCAGGAGGTAGTAGCGGTGGAGCCGGTGGTGACCTTGCCTGAGAGGTCAGTACCGACCACTGATGGAGAAGTGCCACAGGTGCCAACTGAGGGTAGGGGGCGAACTCCAGGGCCGGAGGTTGGGGAGAGAATGTGGCCCGGGAAGTAGATGCCGTTGTTGGAGTCAACAGGGACAATCCCGGTGGCGTCCTGGGAGAGTTGGATGGCCTTGGTGATGACTTGGGCCGAAGCGAAGCCGATGCCAAGGGCGAGGCCTAGGCCAAGGGCGGTGGAGAGGAGTTTGTTGCGCATGGGGTTACCTCAATTCGAACCACTTGTTGGAGGAAAGCTGGAACTGGAACTCCACCGAGGACGCAGCGTTAATGGTGGCTCCACTAAATGCTGTGTTCAGGGTTTGGCCGGTGTTGGCAGTAAGGGTCACCTTGGAGGTGAGAGTGGTGTCGGTGGCAAGGCTGAGGATTTCGCCATCGACTGGCGATGCTGGAGTGGTCACAGTCCAAGTGGTTGGGGCGGTGCCGACCCAATAGAGGGTTGAGTCCGTCACGAGGGCCTGGGTGGTGAAGGAACCGGAGCCAGAGAAGGTCCGGAAACCAGTGGCGTTGCGCATCTGGGAGACCGGGGCGTAGATGCTGGTGCCCTGGCCAGGGAGGGCCAACTCCATGGTCTCGTTGCCTGTGAGGGTGCGTGAGGAGAGGTTGGACTGGGCCCAAACCGCCCCGGCAGCAAGGGCCAAGGCGGCCCCTGCGAGAAGTGTGTGTTTCCATCGCATTGGTGGGTCCTCAGTTGGCGACGGTGACGCCGGCGGGGTAGCCACCGTAGTTCTGGTTGCCGGTGCCTTGGTACATCTGGTCGTCCCGGTCGAGGACCAGATACGATCCAACGACGCCGGTGGCTGCGCCCACGGTGGTGTAGAGCAGGCGCAGGAACCGGGGAACGGCCACTGCGGCCGGAGGGCGGGGGACGTCCATGTCCATCAGGCGGGCACCCAGGACCAGCTGAGCCGTGGTGTAGACCGGGGTGGTGTACCAAGTGGTGAAGGCGTTGGGGACACCGGAGCCGTTGTCGGTGGCGCCCTGGAAGGCCACGGACATGGAGGTGCCACCGGAGAAGGCGGTGGTCACGACGACGAGGATCTTCATCGCCGGGTCGTCACCGATGCCGATGTCTCTGGCGCCCTGGTTGTTGGACAGGACTGGGAGGCCACCGTTGATGATGTGGAGGTCGAGGACGTTGGCCGAGGCCTGGGTGCCGCCCACGACGGTGATGGTGGAGTTGAGGTCGAAGGTGAGTAGGTTGTCGAGAATCATGGCGGCGACTCCTTAGGTCACTTGCGCTTCGTTGGAGAGGATGGCGTCACAGGTGCGAACCGGGATGCCGCGGAAGGTGGTGACCACTCGGCCGTTGAATTCCTCGAGGCGGAGCAGGACGTTGGTCTTGTTCATCGCCTGGAGATCGAGGTAGGTGCGGACGATGCGGTTGCAGTAGATCATCACCCGGCCCATGTTTGCTCGGACCTCGGGGGAGTCAGAGGTCTGGATGGCGGTGGCCATCGAGGGCGCGGTGGGTAGGCGGTAGAGGCCACGGACAATCAGGTTGATGAGGTTGGCCGCGGAGACACCCGTCAATTGGGTGACATCGATGTTGGCGATGCGGGCGGTGTAGCGCCAATCGCGAAGGCAGAGGCCCACTTCCCACTTGAAGTGATCGCGGTAGGCTTGGTAGGTGTTGCCATTGGCGTCTTGGACCGGCCACTCACCCATATCGCGGTGCTGGAGGCCGGTGATTTTGCCCTTGGGGAAGATGCCGTGGATGGTGTCTGAGCCCCAGGTGACGATCCACATGGAGGTGTTGACGTTGGAAGTGCCACCGGCATCGAGGACGTTGGCGGCCGTGGCGGAGTTGGCCGCGGTGACGGTGGAGTAACGAGGGGCCAAGCCGGTGAAGCGTTCCGGGTTGACGTGCTGGTTGCCGTAGATGAAGGTGGCGGCGACCTGCTGGGACATGCCTTCGAGAAAGGCCCGAACCTCACTTAGGCGGAACTCGGCGGTGTTGCCGTTGAGGTCGGCGATGTCCTTGTCGATGACGGCGTAGGTTTCGAGGTTGCCGCAGGTGTCGACGATCTGAGCGGTGGTGGATTTGGCGTTCGGGACACCGGCGTTCAGGAGGCGCCAAGTGGCCTGAGGGAGGCCCGTGCGGACGGTGGTTTTGTGTCCGGTGGGGAGGTTGCCTTCCATGACGAGGATGTCGTCAAGGATTTCGTTGGTTTGGGAGAGGAGTTCGATGATGGAGGCGACGCGATAGCCGTCGTCCATTCGTTTCGCCCAGTCAAGGTAGGTTAGGGCGACTGCGCCGATTTGTGCCATAGGTCAGTAGTCTCCTAGAAGGGGTTTGAAGGTGCTGCGGTTCATCTCTCGTTGCCGATCTGGCCTATGGCGTTCGTCCCTTCTAGGGCTCGGTTACGATAGATTGGGGTAGAGAGCCTTCGCGGCGGAAGGCTTCTGATTGGTGCCGGGGGCGACTTGGCCCGCAGGGGAGGGACCTCGTCCGGTCACGGGCTTGCCCTCGACCACGAATTGGGAGAGCTTCCACATGGCTTTGACGAAGGCGGGGTGGTCGCCAGCGCCGGTGAGGTCCATCGCCCCTTTAAATTCCTTGACGAGGTCAGGCGGCAACACCTGAAGGGCGCGGCCGATGTCGGCCTTCACCACATCAAGTTGCTTGCCCATCTCGGCGTCGGAGGTGACCGAGGTGCGCCACTCTTGGCGCATGGATTCGTAGGCGTCTTGGGGGCCCTTGGCGATGGCGAGTTCGCGCGCCACCTGCACATCAACGAGCTTCTGGGCCTGGGCTTGGGTGAGGCCGAGCTCTTTGAAGATGGGCAGGGCCGACTCTAGGGCGGTAGGGTCGAGCTTGTAGTTCTCGGGGACGGTGAACGAGGCGTAGGTGTCGGGGGCCCCAGACGAAGTCTCGCCTTCCTTCTTGGTAAGGAGGGTGGTGCCGTCAGCGGTTTCGGTCGTCTTGCCAGTTGATTGGTCCGTCGTCGAGGCCACGGTCTTCGGGTCCGTGGGGGATTCCGTGCTCGTCGTAGAAGCCGGTGGCGGAGTCGTCACTTGGCTCTGATCCAAGATCTCCCCCGTTGAGCTCCGCGCTGCGTCGTCGTTCATCAATGGTGCTTCGGACATTGGCTTCTCTCATTGCATGGATGAATTGGTCGGGGCATGAGGCCATGATATCGGCCAGAAGGGCCAGACCCATGGACCGTTGGCCTTCGTTGAAGGCTGAGACGTCGGGGGCGCTGGCGACGAAGGTGGTGGTGAAGATGCCGCACGCGGCCAAGCGATCCCATATCCATCGTCGGCCAGCCGCGGTGGACATGATGTTGGTGGTGACTTCGGCGCGCTGGCGTTCGGCAAGGGCGGCCTCCTTTTCGGCACGACGGATTGATTTGCGGTCGGCGGCGTTGTGCATTGCTAGTGGACCGTGTAGATGGGGATGTCAGGGTCGATAGCGGTGGCGTAGGAGGCATTGTCAAGGTGGATGACGCAGGCGGTGGCGAGCTTGGGGTCGTCGGTTTTGCGGTCGTAGATGTCGATGAGGTTGGTGACTTCGTGGACGCGGGCGAAGGCGTCGATGGTGATGTAGCGGATGGACATTACAATTCCTCCTTAGACCCAAGGAGCGATTTGACATCTATACCTAACTCTTTAAAAGTCTTTTGCCTTGGGGCAGAGTATCCATTTAGAGCTTGCCAAATCTTAGCACGACGACGTCCATGCATGTAAGGCACAATCGTTCTCATAATGGTTCGAACAGTTTCGCCAGATATATTGATCCCAAAGACCTCTTGGCAATTCTCTCTTATCTCTGATTGCGTCCTCACTTCAATACATTTACCTGTAATCTTTCCAAGCAACAAAGCCACAGTGTTCATTGTATCATAGTCAGTCATCTTGATTTTTAGCTGCTGCGTATAGCTTTGAAATCCAAAATAGGCTTCACCTTCCAAGATGCCAACTAACCACCCAAGTTCATAATCAGAAAGTTCAATGGTCATGGAGCGGTGCCTCCCATTGCTTGAAGCGCGTTGACGCCACCACCCACGTTGGTGTTGGAGAGGTTGGCGCCGGCCTTGGACAGGGCCTCGATTTGCTGGGCCTGCTGGGCGGCCTGTTCTTGTTGTTGGCGTTGCTGGCGGATTTGGGCCACGGCGGCCGGACTCCTGATCATCTTGGGATCATTACCGAGTAGGTCGGAGTATTTGTCAAGCGAGTAATCGGTGTCGATGTTGTCCATGATGTCGGGTTTGGCGGCGAGGAGGCCACCGGCGAGTTGGAGGACCCGTTCGATGCCGGCGGAAGCGGCGGCCTTTTGGGCCATTTGGAGCATCGAGATGTAGTCGATGTTGATCATGGCCCCTTGGATTTCGGGAGGGGCTGGAGGGAAGATGCCGGCGCGGGAGGCAATGCCGAAGACACGATTAATGGTGGGCGACAAGCCTTCATAGTCGATTCGGTCCAATGCTGGGCCAAGTGCCACCAATGACTCGGACTTACGCATATCCCACTCAACGGCCGTGACGTTGCTTCGAGTTTCATATTGCGATGCCGTCATTAGGACGTCGTTGAAGAAGATCTTCGCGAGGCGTTGTTTGACTTCGAGGAGATCGGCGGTGATGTCTTGGACGGGGAATTTGGAGTCGTAGACGGAGGAGATGCCCTTGCCGGTTTGGGCGTAGCCTTGGATGTAGGTCATGCCGCCGGGCAAGAGGGAGGCGGGTTGGTTCTTGAGTTGGACGTCGGCGACCAGAGGGGGGTTGACCATCTTGTCGATGGCCTGGGCCTTGCGCCGGGTTTCGAGTTGGACTTGTTTTTGATCGGGCAGGGCGTCCATGCCGGGGGAGCGGCCGTAGGGGTCGTTGGAGACGAGGTCCCATCGGCAGATGATGGCACATTGGTCGTAGTAGCCCTTCTTGCGGAGGAAGCCACGGGGTTGGTAGTTGGAGCCCTGGGGGGATGCGGAGCCACCCCATTCCCAATACAACTCCCTATAAGCGAACCTCTCTGAGAAGCCGAACTTGGCGGCGTTGCCATCGTTGTTGGGTTCGATGGAATGGGCGATGATGAGTTCGCGGGTGCGGTT